CCAATTTAGCATACCACCAGCAAATTTAAAAACTTCTCACAATACATCACAACGTACATCTGGAACTATTGCTGGTCTACCAATAGATTTGCCTAGAACAATTAGAAATGCTTGACACCCTAACCCTCCTTAGATAGTATGTCTCTGGAGGGTTTCTCTTGTCTATCAACCTTGGCTACGCTTGCATCAACATGGGACTTTCTGAGCGTCCAGCAAAGTCCCGAATTACTACAAACCGTACAATGATTCGTAAGACATTTGACGCAAAGGGAATTAACTATGCTGGAGAACTTATCGAACAGAATCTCAATGATCTGTATACAATCCTACAATGGAATACAGCAAACGGAATTGGGTTCTACCGTATGTCCTCCGATATGTTTCCTTGGGCATCCGAATACGGTGTCGCTAATCTCCCGAACATTGAGCGCGTTGCAGCTCTTCTTCGTAAGTGTGGGGAATATGCTATTTCCACAAATCAGCGACTTACTTACCATCCTGGCCCATTCAATAAGCTTACATCTTCTAATCCTTCTGTGACCGAAAATACAATTAAGGATTTGACGGTACATGCAGACATTCTTGATTTGATGGGTCTTTCTCGTACTCACTACAATAAGATTAACATTCACGTTGGAGCAACTTACAAGAATAAGCCTATGGCTGTAGAGCAGTTTCTTCGTAATTTTGAGCTTCTTGAAGATAAGATTAGGAGTCGTTTTACGCTTGAGAATGATGATAAGGAATCTCTGTATACTACTGAAGAACTTTATAATCTTGTCTACAAGCATACCAACATTCCTATTGTTTTTGACTACCATCACCACAAGCTAAATAATGGTGGTATGTCTGAAAAGGATGCACTTGAAATTGCAATTAGTACTTGGAATGGTATCAAGCCTGTGGTACACTATTCAGAATCGCGGGCAGAAGAGCAAAACATCAAGTGTCCCGCACAAGCACATTCAGATTCTTATAGAAATGTTGCCAATACATACGGACACGATGTTGACATAATGTTGGAGTGTAAGCACAAGGAAATTGGTCTTTTTAAGTATCGTGAGTTGCTACAAAATTCTTCACATACATAGAAGCTAATTACAAAGAGCATACTATTTATTTTGAGGTAATAAAATGTTTACAAAAAATTGTCCAAAATGTAATAGTATTATGTCTTACTCAAAAAAAAGTAATTTAAATAAATCACTAAAAAATAATAGTGTTTGTAAATCTTGTGTAGAATGGACAGACGAACGAAAAAACAAGTTGAGTAAAGCAAGAAAAAAATACTTAGAAAATTTAACTGATGAAGAGAAAAAAGAACAAATAGATAAAATGTCTAATTCGTTAAAAGAACTTTGGAACAGTAAAACCGAAGTAGAATTAGAAAAATGGAAAGAAACAGTCTCTTTTACATCAAAGAAAAGATGGCAAAACGAACAATACAAAAATAAATTAAAAAAAAGTATTAAAAATAGTTGGGCTTCTTTAACGGAAGATGAAAAACAATTAAGAATAAATAAATCATTAGAAAATGGTGCTGGTAATTGTGATTACTTTTGTGAAGATGGGTACAAAGTACAGGGACATACAGAAAAAAGATACATAAAATTCTTAAAACAAAATAATTTAAATTTACCAATACAGAGAAATAGAAAAGGAATACAGACACCATACGGTATGTATTTTCCAGACTTTGAATTTGAAAATTATTATGTTGAAGTAAAGTCAACATACACGTTTTCAAAACTTATTAATAGATTAAGTTATGATGGTAAAAAAGACAATAAACAATTTGATAAAATTTTATGGATTTCAAAAAACATAAAAGAAATTAAAATTTTTATTGAAACTAAAAGAAATACTTTTAATCAAGTAAACGTTAACGAGCTACACAAGGACTAATATGAAACTTACTTTTATTTCTGACACGCATAATAAGCATAATCAAGTTACTATCAAAGAAACTGACATTTTGTTTCATACTGGTGATGCTACTTCTAGGGGTAAACTACCAGAGGTAAAAGCTTTTCTTCATTGGTTCAGCAAACAGCCAGCAGAACACAAAATACTAATTGCTGGTAATCACGATTGGTTATTTGCAAAAGATCCAAATACGGCTAAACTTCTTCTTGAAGAGTATCCAAACATTACTTATCTTCAAGACGAAACTGTTGTAATTAACAATCTAAGAATTTATGGTTCTCCTTGGCAACCACGTTTTTATGATTGGGCTTTTAATGCAGATAATCCACAGCTTTATGAACTGTGGGATAAAATACCAGGAAATACTGACATTCTTTTAACTCACGGCCCACCACATAAATTTCTAGATCTTACGTATGATGGTAGAAATGTTGGTTGTGAGATACTTCGTATGAATGTTCTGAAACGTGTTAAACCTATGATTCATGCTTTCGGACATATTCACGAATCAAGATTGAAACTTCAATTTGGCGATACTACGTTTATTAATTCTTGTTGTCTTGACGATGATTATATCTATAAAAATGAACCTATAGTTATGGAGATTTAATGATAATGGATAAAGAAACTTTTGAATGGCTAGAGTTTGGTTCTAATAACAAAGAGGAAAAAATGAGTCTTAATCTTAAAGTTGTTAAAATGAGTGGATTTGTAAATCTTACTCAACGTGCAGAAGGAAATGCAGGATTTGATCTTTATGCCACAGAAGAGGGTATTTTAGCTCCAAATGAAAGAGTAGCAGTACCAGTTGGTATTTCTACATCTTTTAGTCCAGAGTATTATATGCGGGTTGCTCCTCGTTCTGGCCTTGCAGCTAAGAATGGTATTAATGTTCTTGCTGGTGTTATTGACTCAAGTTATAGAGGAGAATGGAAAGTGATTCTTCATAACACATCAACGCTCTATTATGATTGGAGTATTGGTGACAGGATTGCACAGGCTATCCCAGAGAAGATTTCTACTGACCAATTTGAGTTTGTGGAGTCTTTAAGTGAAACTGATAGAGGAAGTGGTGGTTTCGGTTCGTCGGGACGTTAAACCACAAGAAGGAGACATTGTAAGATACACGGTTGATAATATGCTTATTGATGGAATGTATCTTTCAAGTCTTTTTGATGATAGAGGCTTTGATGTTAAAGAGTCTGTAGAATTTCACGAAGTCTTTGTGTTTGAAACTGGTTGTATGGAAAGATTTTTTGCTTTTGAATTACTTGGAGTTTTGGAACTATGAAAACAATCAATAATGTTGACGTTGTATATGGTGCTTCGTGGGGAGATGAAGGTAAAGGTAAAATTACACATTTCTTAGCATCAAAACCAAATTATTATAATTTTGTTTGTAGATGGAATGGTGGAAGTAATGCAGGTCATACCATTTTTCATAATGGTAAGAAGTTTGCTACTCACATCGTACCATCTGGTATTTTTTATGGTATTAAATCTGTAATTGGCCCAAACTGTGTAGTGAACATTGAGTCATTTTATAAAGAAGTTGCTGAACTTTCTTCTGGTGGACTTGATACATCACTTATCAAAATTCATCCATTAGCGCACATTGTAACTAATGAACATATTGAAGAAGATAAAGCTAAATTAGCGCATCTTGGAACAACTTCACAAGGTATAGCACCAGCATATCGAGACAAAGCCGCCAGAAAGGGTCTACTTGCCAAAGATAGCACAATAGATAAATCTTACATTTTAGATGAAGAGTTGCACGGGAATATTCTTTGCGAAGGAGCACAGGGTTACCACCTTGATATTAATTATGGCAATTATCCATTTATTACATCAAGTGAATGTTTACCATACGGTGCTTGTTCACTAGGATTCCCACCACAAAAAATTAAGAATGTTTTTGCTTGTGCTAAGATCTATGACACACGTTCTGGTACAGATCCTTTGTTTCCAGAGACTTTGCTTGAAGACCCTATTCTTTTGAGTATTGCTGATGCTGGTAAAGAATATGGCACAACAACTGGACGTAGGCGAAAAGTTAATTGGCTCAATATGGATAAACTTATTGAAGCAATTAGAGTTGGTGGTGCTACACATCTTGTAATAAATAAATGTGACATTCTTAAACAAGTTGGTATTTATAAAGTTTTTTACGAAGGTAAACTAATTGATTTCAAAACATTTGACGAATTACAAGACTTTATTGATTTTGTTTGTTATAATAGTTCTGATTTGCTAGAGTATATTTACTTTAGTGGAAACCCAGAAATTATTGAAGGATTTGAAGTATGAGTTCAGCAGCAAGAAAAATAAAGAAACAAAACAAACTTATTCAAGAAAAAGTAATGCTATTTGATGCAATACCAAAAAATTGTACAGGCTGTAACGCATCTTATGATAAAAATAATAAAGAACAAGCATTTTCTTGGTCTGTAATGGTATTTAATGAAAGTAAACAAGTAAAACTATTCTGTCCTACTTGTTATAAAGATGTTAAAGCGTGGGCTGAAGATACAGTCAAGGAGGTTGAGAATGAGTAATTACGATTACATTCCAAACGTAGAAGAAATGACTAAAGCATTTGAAAAACTAAACAAAGCTAAACAAGTTGCTGAATCTGTGCAGTCAGTAGATCATCCACCACACTATAACTTTGGTGAAATTGAAGCTATTAAGGTTATAGAAGATCAAGGTCTAGGTGAAGCTTTTTGTGCTGCTAATGTAATTAAATACATTATGAGGTACAAACACAAAGGCACACCACTAAAAGACCTTCAAAAAATTAAATGGTATACAGAGAGGTTAATAAGCTATTATGAAAATAGTAATAAAAAATAATCCTTTTGTCAAAGAATTGACGATTGAAGATTTTGATGAAATAACTAAATCTGATAAACCATATGTGATTAAATTTTACAGTCCAACTTGCCACCTGTGTAAAGGTCTTAAACCAATTTTTAATGAAATTGCTCAAAGCTACAAAGACAAGTTTTATTTTGGTACTATAAATTCTAGAACCCAAAGAAAACTATTTCAATTATTTAGGATCGATGGTGTGCCAGAAATATTTGTTGTTTACAATAACAAACTTAAAAATATAAAATATCCAAGTTCAGTTGTAGCCGATCCTGTTTCTGGGTATTCAAAAGATTACATCATACAAAATTTGGAGAAATACCTAAATGAACCAAGATAGACTTACAGAAGTTAATAACATCATTGAATTTCTACATATGGCTTGGAAGAAAAATCCAGATCTTCGTTTAATGCAAATTCTTGGTAATGGGTTTCCTGCTGGAGACAACTATTATGTTGACGATAAGAAAGTGATGGATTATCTTGTAAAGCTTGTAAATGAAGTGGAGGATTGATGTTCCGTGAAGCACTTACTTATGATGATGTACTTTTAGTACCACAACATAGCGATATTGAAAGTAGAAAAGAAATAAGTATCGGTAATTGGTTAGATGAAAGTAGAGGTTTATGGTTTAATCTTCCTGTTATTGCTTCGCCTATGGATACTGTATGTGGAGCAGAAATGGCTATTGAAATTGGAAAAATGGGCGGTCTTGGAATTGTTCATAGATATAATACAATAGACAAACAATGTGAAATAGTAGACCAAATTGTAGAACAAGTAGGTTCTGAAAAGTTTGGTTGTGCTATTGGAATTACAGGAGACTATCTTGAAAGAGCAATAGCATTAGTAGAATCAAATGTTAAAATTCTTTGTTTAGATGTTGCTCATGGTGACCACATTTTGATGAAAAACGCCCTAATTACTCTTAGGGAGAAACTAGGCGATGCACCACACCTCATGGCAGGAAATGTTGCAACGCTTAGTGGTTTTGATAATCTTGCTTCTTGGGGAGCTAATTCAATTCGTGTTGGTATTGGTGGGGGTAGCATTTGTTCTACTCGTATTCAAACTGGTCACGGAGTTCCTTCTTTAGATAGCGTAATGGATTGTGCAAGGACTGATAAGAATGTTTCGATTATTGCTGACGGTGGCATTAAAAATTCTGGTGATATTGTTAAAGCTCTTGGTATTGGGGCTGATTTTGTTATGTTGGGTTCAATTCTCGCTGGAAGTGATAAAACTCCAGGCGAAACGTATGTTAATCCAAGGACAGGAGAGGCTACAAAAACTTACCGTGGAATGGCATCGAAAGAAGCTCAGATGGATTGGAGAGGCAAAACTTCTTCTCTTGAAGGAGTCTCAACAACTGTGCCATACAAAGGAAATACAAAAGACATTATCGAACAGCTTGATAATGGTATTCGTTCTGGCTTTTCTTATTCTGGAGCAAGAACTATTACGCAATTATGGAGCAAAGCCCAATTCATTAGACAAACTTCAGCAGCAGCAAGAGAATCCGATACACATATCCTACACAGAAACAAATGAGTGATAATAGTATAAATAAATTATATTTTCGTTTACCATCAGAAAAAACTGCAAGGTTTGTTGCTAAATTAAAATATGATCAAGTAACAGGTCCAAAATTTCTTCAAGCAGTAATTGATGCATATTTAGATGATAGTGAAGAATTTATGAATTGGTGGTTTACTTATAAAAGTACATTAAAATATCCAAAAATTAGGTTAAAAGGAAGAATTAAACTAATTAATGAAGGCAAAGAACTTGAAAAAGACTTTGCTCTTAATGAGGAAGAAATAGAAAATATTTTTGATATTTTAGAAAATATTGAAGATTAACTAAAAAAAAAGTATTTTTATAATTTACACACTATTTATTCGTGTAGGAGCAATACAAATGAGCAAGAAACCTTTATTATCAGAAAATCAAGTAGCAAAATGGATGAAACTTGCTAACATTGATAAGAACGCAACACAGAATTTTCTTTCAGAGAATAAAAAGAGCAACAAAAAGTTAGTTAAAGAGAATATGAATGGTGGTAACATGCCATCATACGCCCGTGAAGATGAAGAAATGGATATGGATGGAATGGGTGACCTAGGTGACGGTTCAATGGATACAGAAGAACCATCAGTTATGGAACCAGAAGAAGATATGGGCGAAATGGGTTCCGACGAAGGCGAAGTAGAATTTGATTCAGTTGACGATTTAAAGACAGTTATTAAAGATGCAGTAATGGATGCTCTTAGCGAACTTGGCCTTGCCGATGAAATGGGCGGTGGCGAAGAAGAAGCAGAAGAAGAGCTTGATCTCGGCATGGAGGGAGGCGATGAAGGGGGTGATGACTCTGCCGAACCCGCCGAAGATGACGAGGACGAAGTACCACTTGCAGAAGGTGTAGAAGTCCTTACCGACAATGAGGTTATCAACGAAGTCCTCAAACGTGTTATTCGTAGATTAGTTTGATAGATTGAAATAATAAAGGTTGCTCTTTTGACTACGCAGGGTTATAATGACTCTGCGTAGTTTTTTATTTGGAGAAGTATGACTTATCTATCATGGGCTTTATTTTTCTTAGCTGGTTTTGTTTTCTCTAAAATTGCATCTGGATTTTTTGATCTTGGCATAATTTTAATGTTTGCAAGAAAGATTTCAGATAGGATACTTGTTTCCTTGCTTATGCTTACACAGGAGTTAGTATACTTAAGAGAACTAAGAATACAGGTTCTTAAAGAAAAAGGCTGTACAGATGAACAAATTCAATTTCAATTATCTTTATTTGATAAATGGTTCACACATTGGAAAGAATCGGTTATAATTAATTTTATTGCTGCTTATCCAGAGCCTTACAAGAAAGACTTGGAATTTCACGATTGGGCTTCGATGACAAAGTATGTTGAGAAAATTATAAAAGAAAAAAGAATTTAACAAAAAGAGGTATAAATGTTATTCAATAAATCTCGTAAGAAAGTAAATGACGAACACGAACACGATGATGAAGCAGAAGAGGCAGCAGAGGCTAGTTCTAAGCCACCTATGCCAATGACTCTATTTATGCCTCCTGCTGGTGCTGGAAAAACAGAATCACGTTCAATTGGTTTGTTTGGCGAAGTAGAGGAAGTAAAGATTGCTCAGATCGTTGCTATAATGCTTGACTTGGCAGAAAATTGTGAAACTGATTATCCTGTAAATCCAGATGATCCAGAATCTGAAATTGAAACAGAGAATGACCCTATTGAGTTTGTTATAAATACTCCAGGTGGTTCTGCTGACGATATGTTTGCTCTTTATGACATTATGCGTGTTATTAAAAATAAATGTGACATTATTACATTCGGTGTAGGTAAGGTAATGTCTGCTGGTGTCCTTCTTCTTGCAGCAGGAACTAAAGGACAACGTAGGATTGGAAAGAATTGTCGAGTAATGATTCATTCAGTAATTGGTGGTAATGCTGGTCCTCTCCACAACCTTGAGAATGAAATGGATGAAATTCGTTATGTACAAAATGCTTATCTAAAAGCACTAGCAGACGAAAGCAATATGTCATTCCGTCAACTCAAGAAAATGATTGATAAGAAAGTGAACGTCTATCTTTCAGCAGAAGAAGCAGTAAAGCTTGGAATCGCTGACATTATTGTTTAATAAGACTATTTAGTATCATGAACAATAACGAATTAGACAACTTAGTAGAAAGCTTTTTAAGTCCAAAGCAACAATCAAAAGCTATGGATCTTAAAGAGCTTTTTGCTCTATTTGAAAGCATGGAAAAACTTAATGAAGTTGTAGCAAGTGGAGCATTCTTACCAACTGTAGCTTCCGCACAAAAGAAATATGAACGAGAAGCACAACCAGAAACTGTATTCTATAAAGCATTGCAAGATGTACTAACAACAGAAGTTTTAGCAAAAAGCCAAGGTCAAGATGCATCTATAAAAATTCAACAATTAATAAAAGTTGTTAATTTTATTAAAACAGCCGATTTAAGTAAAATTGAAAGTGCTACATTATCTAAAACATTTTCAACAATTTTATTCGTATCCTCACTTCACAAAATGATTGAGGATATAGTCCCAGATTTACCTTCAACAGCAGGTTTCTTTTTTGAAAAGTTTATTGGTTTTATGTTAAAAGGTACAGTACAAACAACAACAGAAAAAGATAGATACCCAATTTACGATATCGTTGTTGATAGCCCAGAAGAATATGTTTCAATGAAATTACTAAAGAGTTTTGGTATCGAAGGCTCTATTGCTAATATGTATAACTATTTTACTTCTCAAACGGGAAGAATACCTATTAATGTAGATGAAAACTTAATTCCATTAGACCAAAACGGCTCTCCAATGCAAACTAACAAAAAAATTACTTACATAATTGCTACAAAAGGTGAACATTCATTAAGATTTTATTCTTATAAGTTTGATTTACAACAATTTATTAGAATGTTAGGAAAACCTAACATTGATAGATACAACATCAGCTTGCAATCTGGTCAAAAAAAGAAAGATCTAAAAACAGAATTAGATAACTTAAGTTCAAGAATTAAATTTCTTGAAGCATCACCACAAGAAAATCAAGATGAAATACAAGACTTGAAAAATCAACAAAGAGATATTTTAATACAACTTAATACAATGGATACAAAAGGTGGGACACAGTTCGATTTCAGTCAAGCAAAATTAGCAGAAGCTGGTGTTACTCCAATTATGAATGGTGGTAAAGAAGATGTTTTATCTCTCTCAGCAGAAGAAAGAGATAAAACAATAGAAAGAAACCACTCAATTTTCCAAGATGATATCAAACAAATTATTGAAGAATCTAATTTAGTTTATTACAAAATTAATAACTTTATTTTAAGCAATAAAGGTAATGCTAACGAAGCATATGATTCTGTTAAGACATTAGAACAACATTTATCAAAATATGTTGAATCTAATGCTTGACGTTTAATGAAATAAGATTATAATACCCTTACATACGGAGTTTTAATGAGTAAACAGTATTGTGATGGACGCTCTTTGTCCGAAGCACTATTGAAAGGTGCTAATGTATTGGCAGATAATGTATCTTCAACATTAGGCCCAAGAGGAAGAAATGTAATTCTTCAAGAGAAAGGAAAAACACCAATTATTACAAAAGATGGTGTAACTGTAGCCAATTTTGTTGAGTTGTCTGACCCATTTGAGAATTTGGGAGCACAAGTAATTAAACAAGCATCACAACAAACTGCTGCTCTTGCTGGTGACGGAACTACTACATCAGTTGTTCTTTCTCGTGCCATTCTTCGTGAAGCACAACGTTATTTAACTTCTGGTGTTTCTCCTATTGAACTTAAGAGAGGAATTGATAAAGCTGTTCAAGCAATTGTAGGAAGAATCGAAGAGATTGCAAAACCAATTTCTTCAGAAGAAGACATTGAACACGTTGCTTCAATTTCAGCAAACAATGATAGAACAATTGGTAAGTTAATTGCTACTGCGGTAGATAAGGTAGGTAAAGATGGTTCGATCACTATTGAGGAAGCACGGTCTGTCGATACTTCTCTTGACATTGTTGAAGGTTTCCGTTTCGATTCGGGATACCTCGCGGGTGCGTTCATCAACGACGAGAGAAGAGGAGTTGTAAAATACGAAGATCCTTACATTCTTGTAACAGACCGTAAGTTTGATTCTGTTCAAGATATGCTTCCTGTTCTTGAACTTATTGCAAGAGAGGGTAAACCATTTGTAATTGTTGCAGATGAAATTGAAGGTCAAGCCCTTGCTGCTCTTATTATGAATGCTATGAGAGGTACAATGAAGGTTGCAGCCGTCAAAGCCCCTCGTTATGGTGAAGAGCGTAGAAACATAATGAAAGACCTTGCAATCTCTGTTGGTGCTAATTTCATCGCTACAGAGAATGGCACCAAAATGTCTGACGTAAAACTCAAAGATTTTGGTCGTGCAAAGAAGATTGAAATTGCTAAAGGTTTGACCACTATTGTCGGTGGTTATGGTTCTATGGAGGATGTTGATAGGCAAATCGACATTATCAAAGCAGAACTACAACAAACTGAATCAATTTACGAATGTGAGAGACTACAAGAAAGAATCACTCGTCTTGCTTCTGGTATTGCAATTATTCGTGTAGGTGC